AATCGTTTATGTTTCTACTCCGGTACTGGAGACCGATCCGATAACCGTCGGCGAGGCAGGCTGCGAAGCCCGGTTCAGATACAAAATTGCTTGCCCTTGCTGTGGGGCAAAACAGCAATTCTATCTCGGTAACATCAAATACGCCACGGACGCGGAGATCCGGGACGTGGAAGAAACGGCCTGGTATGAATGCGAATCGTGCCGAGGCATTATCACCGACAATCAGCGCATGGAGCTTGTGCGACGCGGCGATTGGTACGATACAATCAGCGGCCTAAGTTTTTCCGCTAGCATGGAAAAATTAAAGCCTCGTCGCATAGGTTTTCAGTTTAACCGCACTTACACCCCGTGGTTTACTTTTGGAGATATCGCCGCAGAAGATCTCCGCACTCGTCATGATGTCGCCGCACGAATGAACTTTGTAAATTCTTGGTTGGCCGAACCATGGGTGGAGAAAGCAGAGCAGCAAACGGCGCACGCCCTGTATGATCGTTGCATAGATATACCTGCCCAGGTCTGTCCGGAGAATACGATTGCCGTGACCTGCGGGATTGACCCAAGCAGCGGCGGTTATTGGTTTGCGACCATGGCGTGGCGCAAGCAAGGGAAAGAGCGATGCAGCCCTCACTTGATAGATTATGGATTTTTAAAAACGAGAGAGGCCTTACAGGATTACGTGCAAAACACCCGATACAGGATTCAAGGGAGTGACACAAAAGCATTCCCTTTGTGGCGGTCCGGCATGGACACGGGCGGCACGTTCGGGAAGAACGATGAAACTATGACCGAGACGGCATACGCCATATGCAGGGCAAATAAATCTTATCGACTATACGGCACGAAGGGCGGATCAGTGCGGGGCGTAGCAAAAATGCACGAAACGATAATCGACAAGATGCCGGGAAAGCGGGGGAAGGTGATCCCTGGGGGCCTGACCCTGTGGCTGTTAAATTCAGAATTATTGAAACAATCCTGCTTTGATTTCCTTAGTTTTGGAAAATCGGAGCCCGGCGCCCTTACTCTCAATAGCGAAATCGGCCAGGATTTGATTGATCATCTAACCGCAGAGGAAAAACGCCGGGACTCGCGGTCGAAAAAATGGAAATTTTACAATCCTCCCGGAAGGGCGAACCATCTTTTTGATGCTCTAATTATTGCTCTGGCCATGGGCGACCCCGAATGCAACGGCGGAGTTAATGTCTTGCGGCGGCAACAGTGTTACGCTGTGAAGCACATTAAGTCTCAAAATATCCCGAAAACTGACAAAACGAGCGAAGATGCCATAATCCTGTCAAAGGCGAAGACTACTCCATCGCGCTGGCGAATAATTTCCCAGGGAGTGGAAATTTAATGGCCGACATCAAGCGCGATTTGAATATTTTAACGTCCCGCGATGAAATATGCGCGTATCTGGGGGTTGGCAAGGATTTATTTAATAAATTTTTGGCTCTGAAGATGCCCGTCATCTGCATCGATAGCCGCTGGTATGGCCACCGGGAAAACATCGATGCTTGGTGGAAAATTTTGACCTCAAAACAACGCCCAGAATTAATAAAAAACACCCTACCGAACACATAAAAAACACCTTGTCAAGTCTTTTTTCGTGCGGTTTACCCCTCTTTTCTGGCTTTTTTCGTGCGGTTTACCCCTGTTTCGCGGTTTTGCCTTAAAAGCGGGTGTATATTGCCGCAAACAGAGGAAGCCTCTATGGCAGGGATTACACTCGCGCAAGCTCAAGCGCAATTAACGGCATGGCTGGCCGCATCAGTGGCTCTGGCAAGCGGTAAATCGTTTTCGACCGGAGGTAAGCAAGTTACCCTGGCCGATACTCAGGAGCAAGTCAAATTCTGGGACGGCAAGGTTAAGGAACTGACTGCTGGTGGCCGCCAGGTCAAGGGGATCACCCCATGCAACTGAACTCATCAAAAACCATCAACATTGCCGGAAAGCCAGTAGACGTGACGCTTAGCCCGGTAGATCGGTTTGTAAATTGGTTTTCTCCGCGACATGGCAGCGCTCGCCTAAAAAATCGCATATTCCAGGCAGTTACGGGATCATATGTTGGCGCACAGAGAGGACGGCGCTCTATGTCGCAATGGGTGACGAACGCGGCCGATGCCGATGCCGATATTATCTATGATTTGCCAACACTCCGCGAGCGGTCGCGGGACCTTGTACGCAACGTGCCTATCGCAACCGGCGCGATAGGCACGGCGCTTTCCAATGTTGTGGGAACCGGCCTCAAGCTGCAATCCCGTATTGATTACGAGTATTTGGGGCTTACCGAAGAGCAGGCCGATGCCTGGCAGGATCATGTAGAACGGGAATGGCGCTTGTTCTCTGAATCTCAGGAGTGCGATTATGCCAGGACGCTTAATTTTGCAGGGATACAGGGACTTGCGTTCAGGCAAACACTGGAAAATGGGGATGCGTTTATTTTAACTCCGCGAATAAAACGGGGAAAAACGCCCTACAGCCTAAGATTACAGATTGTGGAGGCTGATCGTGTTTGCAACAACAACCGGGCGCCTGATAAGTCCGGTTTAATCGCCGGCGTAGAAAAGAATGACCAAACCGGCGAACCACTGCGATATCACATTATGAATCAACACCCGGACTCACCTTATGTTTCGCCGGGCAGGTATACATGGGAGATTGTCGATGCGTTTGGCTCAAAAACGGGATTGCGGAATGTCCTGCACCTGTTTGACGTCCTGCGCCCTGGCCAAACCAGGGGCGTGCCCTTTCTGGCCCCGGTGATCGAAACCCTAAAATTGCTCGATAGATACCGCGATGCCGAACTCATGGCGGCTGTCGTGGCTGCCCTTTTCACTGTTTTTGTCGAAAGTGAATCGGGCGGTGGTCTTGACGATATCGATATTACTGGCGGCCAGGGCGATGAAACCGGCGCCGCAGCCGATGACAAAGATTTAAAACTTGGCAACGGCGCTATAGTGGGGCTGAGGCAAGGCGAGAAGGTCGCCTTCGCTAACCCGGGCCGACCCAATGCAAGCTTTGACCCCTTTACGCGTTCAATCCTGGAGCAGATCGGGTCAGCATTGAATATCCCATATGAGGTCTTAATCCGGCATTTTACAAGTTCTTATTCGGCTTCCCGTGCGGCGCTTCTGGAGGCCTGGCGATTTTTTAAAACTCGGCGCTCCTGGCTGGTTTTTATGTTGTGCCAGCCGGTGTTTGAGATTTGGCTATATGAAGCGGTCGCCCTGGGCAGGATTGCGGCTCCAGGATATTTTTCCGATCCGCTTATCAGCAAGGCCTATGCAAACGCCATCTGGGTCGGTGATTCTCCGGGATATGTCGACCCCGAAAAGGACGTGGGCAGTGCGCGGGAAAGGATTGATGGCTGCCTATCGACTTACGATGAGGAAACCGCCTTGCTTACCGGTGGCGACTTTGAATCCAATATTAGGCAACGGCGGAAAGAGAAAAAAATGTTGGAATACGCAGGATTATGGCCGCCCCAGCAATATGAAAGTGCTAAAAAACCGGCGATGAACCCCCAAAACCAGGAGATTGCCCATGCGGATAATTGATGTTTTGACCTCACCGTGGGCAATAAAACCCGAAGTTAAGCAGGAAATCAACGGGATTTATCAATCTCATTTGCGCGGCGAGAAGATTGATTGGAAGGGCCTAACGACTCAGTTTGGAATCATGATGTCCTCTGAGGATGATGGCGGGATGGAAATAGATAACGGCGTTGCGATAATACCACTTAAAGGCGTGATATCAAAAACCGAGACGCTGATGTCCTGGCTATTCGGCGGATGTTCGACGGAAGACATAGGCCGTGCGTTTGATGAGGCTTTACAAAAGCAATCCGTTTTTACAATTCTCTTTGACATTGACTCTCCGGGTGGCACGGTGGACGGCACTGAAGAATTGTGCAACAAAATATTTGCAGCTCGCGGTCAAAAACTGATTATCGCTTACTCGGATGGTAATCTCTGCTCAGGCGCTTACTGGATAGGGTCGGCGGCCGATAAAATATTTATCTCCGGAGGCACGGTTGAAGTCGGCTCCATTGCCGTCCTGGGATCTCACGTCGATCAAAGCGAATTTGATAAAGCGATTGGCGTAAAATGGACAGAAATTACATCGGGGCCATACAAGCGGATCGCATCCGGTCATAAACCGCTGTCGAAAGAGGGGGC